CCTGAAGACTGGAATCCTTGTGTACGACCCATGTAGTCCATAGTACCATTTTGATACCACCATTTTAATTGATTATCCCAAGATAATTTCAACAAGAAGATGTTGTCATTAGTGTTATCTGTGATATCAAAGATAATGAATGAATAAGAAGATAATGGGAAACCATCAATGATTGGGTTTTCAATATCATTAGTATGAACATTATCAAATGCTGGATTCAATACAAATTTCACATTAGCCAAGAAAGGAATAACATAAGAAGTGTAAGCAAATCCAAAGTTCAAGTCCATTCCTTTACCAGTGATTGCACCAATATCAGCAGCTTGAATTAACAAACCTGAAGATACTGCCTCACGTTTGATAGCTTCATTTACCATTCTCATTCCACCCATACCAGTTTGAACTACTAGAGATCTTTTTGGATCTGGACCTTGGAATTCAACTTTACCATTGAAGAAGTTGTAGATCTCTCCACGGAACAAGTCTAATGTAAAGTTATTTTTATTGTATACTCTTTTGAAAGAGTTATCCAATTGTTTCCAAAGACCTACAGACAATCTAACATCATCTGGTCCATCTTGACGAACTCTACCACCATGACCCCACATTAAGTAAGTCTCAATGTCATTTGCTACTTTAGATAAGTGAGCAGATTCCATAGATGTCAAGAAAGTTCTTGATAAGTCTCCATTGTCAAATGCTTTTTTCACTTTGTCTTTACCCATAACCTTGATCATGTCTTCTAAAGATGTGATAGAAGGATCAATGTTTTTGTCAAATGTTCTCCAGATCTCAGTTACAGGAACTGTACCATCTGCATTCATTCCACCTTTGATCATCAAGTCAGCACGGCTAGAAATAGAATAATGTACGTGAGCTTCAGCACCACCAACAAAGTTGTAGAATTCACGGAATCCTGTTCTTGTTGTGATGTCAGAGAATCTTTCACCATATTCACCTCTTGCAGAACCTTTACGGAAAACTTTAGTACCATTAGCCAAGTACTTGTTATCCAAGTATTTGTAGTTCTCATTGTTAACCAACTGTACTGTATAGATATAACCATCACCAATAGGTAAGATATCTTCAGAAGGAACTACATATAGCTCAGCTCCGTTGTATTTGTCATATGTGAAGATATCACCATGTCCAAACTCACGTCTGCTTAACTTGATACGGAAGGTTGTACCTTCAATACCTTTGAAGTTGTTCTCTGGTTCAATATCCTCAAGGATGTAAGGTAAGTCCACAGACACAGGAGTCTGCCACTTATACTCACCACGAGCGTTATCTACCATGATTACATTCTTGCCACCAAATGAAGACATTTGATAAAGCGGCATTTCAACTTTCTGGGACATAGCCCATAAATCTACTGGACCTAAATCCATAGGTTCAGCATCTTTCAGCATGTTAACCAAGTGGTATGAATCCACATGGGAACTTGCCTGATACGAGGTATCCCGGAGGAATATACCATTGTTTAAAACTGGAGTTGCCATTTTTATTATTTATTTGTTTGTTACTTATTAAAATCTCTTAAACATGTTAGTGCTTCTAGAGAGTGTTTTTTGTGAAGGTTTACTAGTTCTATTTTCTGGCTCACTTATAATTGAGTTTGAAGACTTTCTAGCTTCTTCTGTTTTTAATTGTCTTACTACTTTTTCTGTAGCTTGTCTACCACCTTGTTCTTTAATCTTTGCTTTGTATCCAACAGGATCTGCAAGTAACCAAAGAGCTTCAGCAATAAGGTCATGTCTTGGTTCTACAAACTGATACTTCTCTAACAAGTGCCCTAACATATTTGTAGGTTTACCTGATATAGAAGGATAGTTAGGTTGTACTAAACCAGAGTATAACATATTCTGTACTTTCTTATCTAACTTAACACCATCAAGTTCTCCACTTACTAAAGTATTGTAAACATTATCTGTATACATTTTAGCTGCTTCAGCTTGTTGTTCTTTTCTATCTTCTTGTTCTGCTAGTTGTCTTGCAATTATTTCTTCTTGCATTCTGTCTAGCTTAGGTTTAAACTGATTAGCTTTTTGTTCTAATTTACCTAAGTCAGACCAATCAGTAATTTCTGTTTCAATTTCTTCTGTAGTACCAAAATTAGTTGCATATAAATATTGTCTTGCAATTTCTGCTTGATCATATTCATCTGCTGGATCAAGTTGTCTCATTTCTTCAACTTGTGCTAAAGTTCTAAAAAGACCTTTAAGATCTGTTCCACCATCTGCTACATATTTAGCAGCATACTGAAGTTCTTCAGGTAATGCACTAAAAAATTCTTTTGGAGTATTCTCTTTAATCTTAGCTTCTCTTTCTTTAAAGTTAGCTTCAAATAATTCTCTAAAGTCTTTAGTAGTGTAATCCTCTAATGACTTATCATCATCAAAAGGAATTAACTCACCTTCTTCAATCATTTTTTGTGCTAGATCATAAAGACCAGATTTATCAACCTTTGGTCTTCCTTTATTACCAGCATCTTCTTCTTGAGAAATTAAGCCATCTAATTCAGCAATAGTTTCTTCAACTTCTACTTTCTTTTCATTAGCTTCCTTTTTTTCTTCAGGTGTTGCATTAGGGTTGTCAAAGAACGAAAGATCTGTAGTCTCTTTACTAAATAAAGATTTTGGTTTTTCTTCTTTACCATCTGCAGGTAACATAATGTTCTCTGCACCAGGTGTTCCAAAAAGATCATCAATATTTACATCTATTTGTTCTACCGTTGTAGAATCTAAAACTTGGGTTTCCCCAGTTAGTTTTTTTGTTTCTTCACTCATGTTGTTGGTTTTGTTTATAATTCAATATACAAAATAAACTTGATAAATTTAAAAGTAGTTAGTTAATTTTTTACCTTATATAGCTACTTAGGTTTCTTTTTATTTTCAGAACCTTTATCAAACTTGTTTTTATTAACTCTTGCTATTTCTAACTGCTTATTTGCTATGTCTTGTTGACTCTGTAACTTTCTTTCTTCTAAGTTCATTTTCTGAGATTGTCTCATATTTTCATTAGATTCTTTTTCTCTTTGAAGATTACTTTGTTCTCTATATTGTTCTGTCTGTCTGATTTCTTTCATAGCATCTTTGAAATCATTTTGTTCATTTTTATCAATGTCTACCATAGAACCCATACCAGCTGCTCTAATTTCAGCAACAAGAATATCTCTTTGTCTGTTTTTCTCAGCTTCTAAAGCTCCAGCATCAAGTTTCATTTTCTCAATTTCTTGTTGAGACTGCGCTTGTTGTTCTTGTAATTGTTGTGCTTGTTGCATCTCAGCTTGTTTTTGTTCTTGTTGTTTAGCCTCTGATTGTTTAAGTGTATTGTTAAGTTCAGCAATTGAATCTGATTGAACAATTTTACCAAGGTCATAGATACTAGCTCCTGTAGTATTATTCTGCATTGCCATTCCTTTAAGCTGTTCTAATACAGATCTATGATTAGCAGTAGTACTTGCATAAATGTTAAGATCTCTCATTAATAAATCAGTGCCGTTTATTTGGAAGTTTACTTTCTCATCATTAGTTGTAGTATAAGTAAGTCTAGCTGAAGGTTTAGTAGAGTTATAAGAATACTTCTGTCTGTGCGTAAGATGCTGCCACAGCTTGTTCTACTCCGGTAGCAGTTTGTTGAGCAATTTGTTGTCCCATTCTTTGTGGGTTAACACCAATTACTTCATAAGCCTGTTGTTTAAAGTGATTTGCCAATTGTACTCTAGACATTAATCTTTCTGTCTGAGATAGATCTAGTTTTTGGAAATGGTTAAAGTTTAAAGCATTCTCAGTGTTTGTAATAGAAGTATCCAATGGTAACATCTGAAAGTTCTTCATTGCTACATATGCTTTAGCTAAGTTTCCTTTTCCCCAGTCTTCTCCTAATGAATGTCTAGGTAAAGTATTCTGATCAAACATAATTATAGTACCAAGCTCATCTACCAGGATATCGGCAATCTGATTGTTTACTATATTGTATCCAATCTGGTATGGTTTCATTAAGTCTAATAATGCAGTTGACTTAGTATTTCTATCAGAGAATACAGATCCTTCTACAGGAAGTTTACAACCATAAAGTGAATTATCACCTTTAAATTGGAATTTTAAAGGGCCAATATGATTCTTATCTATACCTAAATACAGTGGAGAGAAACCTCCTGGATTATTCATACCCCAGAATGATGGAATATTGGGACCTATTTTTACACCACCCCATACTTCATTAATCCAAATCCAATCTATATGTTCTCCATAAACTAAATTGTCTTTGCTTTTATTTTTCATTAACCTAGTATCATAAATAGGATTATCTTCTACTTTATAATCTTCAGTAATAATTTCATTTATAACTTCTCCATTCTCAGCTACTTTAGTTAAGTGCCCAATTTTTCTTTGAGACTTCCAGTATACCGTAGTAACTCTTAATAAGTAAGTAGTACCTGTATCAATATAATCTTCTCCTTCTGATAAAATTTGATTAACTATATCTCCACCATCTAATACAGTACCACTCATAGCAGAAGTATATTGTCTATATGCTAATGAAGGCATGTTAGTATTCCAGTCATGAGATTTAGTACCATCATAAAAAGAACCATCATTTTGATAACCACCAATTGTATAACCAGCAGATCTAACAGGATATATTTGTTCTAAAGCCTCAACTTGATCTTCAGTCATTATGTATCCATATCTATCAATAACATCTGCTACAGTCATCATATCAGTTTTACCAACCCAATGAGCTTGTGATATATATCTAGCATCTGGAGACTTGTGATAAAAAGTAACAACAGGATTCCATAATTCTACTTCATAATCATCTTCCATCATACGGAAATGCCAGAACTCTCTGTCTGTAATAAGCATATCTCTGAAACCTCTTTCTTCAAGCTCATCTAAACCAAATCTTTCAACATCTACTTTATGTTGATGAGAAGCCCATTGTTCTACCATTGATCTATAATCTTTTTTATAGAACCCTTCAATTTCAGGTAGTGTTTTAAGTTTTTCTGGAGATAGTTCTTGTTGTGCTTCTTCTGATTCTGGATCTAAACCTTGTTCTAATAAAGCTGCAGTAATTTTAACTTGAGCATCTGCCATTAATACTTCTTCTACATCTTTTCTTTTTTGCTCTAACATTTCATTATATGAAAATTCATCCATAGCTCTGTAAGTTAGTTTAGTAGATCTTTTAGCAAATTCAGCTACTAGAACATTAATTACATTAGGTATGATTGGATAGAACTTTAGCTCTAATGCAGACTGGTCTTCTTTAGTTAAGACTTCTACTATGTCTCTGTAATCATTATCTTCTTCTACTATATAGTCACTCTTATCTATAATACCTTTAGCTAACTTATAGTTTTTCATTAGCCTTCTAGCATTTCTTCTAATTTGTTTTAAACCATTCCATTCATACCAGTCTAGATTCCAGGCTGCCCATTCATCATTTTTTTCTTTTTTTGGTAAAAATTGTAAAGGTTGGGTAATACTACCCATTCTGTTATATTCAGTTTTAGCTCCTTTTTTTGCTTGTAAAGCATTAATAACTTGCATAATATTTTATTTTAAATTTTTAAAGGCTGATCTTTTACTTCCTTGTAAACCAGTATATCCTGATTTACCCATATGTCTAAATGGACTACTAGTTAATTTAAACAAATTTTCTGACTTTTGCAAGTTTTTAGCACTCTCATCCATTATTGTTACTTTATTAAAACCTCTATTAGCTTGTTGTATTCTCATAAAAGCTACTAATGCACAGAAGGCTACCATCCTATCCACGTTGAGTCCATCAGTATAAGCTTGCATTTCTTTAAGAAGCATTGGATCAGGAATTCTTTCTATACCATATTTAGTTCTTACAATAGTACCATCTGATTTAGTTTCTACATCTAACTCTTCTTTAGTATATTCTATGGCATAATTAAGAAGATGTTGTTTAAATAAAACACCTGTATTTTTCCAACCATACTCTTGGAATACATTAGCATTAGCCCCTAAGTCTTTTAAGAACATAATCTGACTTTTAGGTACTAGATATTTTTGTTTTTTTCTAGATATCATGTACTGAATAAATAGAGATATGTTATTCTCTATAACAGCCCATGCATTATACCATTCTATAATTAACTCTAATCTTTGGTGAGTTTTGTTAAGGTCATCAAATCTACCACACCAAGCAGCTACAATTTTATCTTGTTCTATATAAGTTTCTGTTTCTACCCCTGTTACTTTAGTAACTTGTATAGGAGCCTTCATTATATAAATAGAACATAGTGAATCAGATGTTGTTGTTTTACCCTCAGATACTGGGTCAATAGAAGCATAATAATGTTTAGCAAACTCTGGATTAGGTATTGGTCTTTCCCATACTACAAGCACACCAGTTTTATCTTCTGTACTTTTAGTAACTGGAAACTCTTTTATAGGATGTTTATTAGAAACTTTAACTGCAGGTTTTCCATTTTCATCTGCAAAAATATCTAAGAATTCATAGGCATACTCTTTATCTTCTATTCTTCTTTGTTGTGCAGCAAGCAAGTGAGTAGGAAATTTAGATACAGTTCTATTTGCAAAAGCTTCTTCAATATTTCTTGGATGCTGAGAAATCCTTAACTGATAAGTTTCTGGATCTAATTCTTTTTTCCAAATATCAAATTGTTTATCTAAAGCTTCTAATGCTTGTTCTACAAGTGAATTACCATAAGCATCAATATGTGGTGGCATAGACCATTGTTCAGGAATAAATAAACCTGATAAACCTATTGTACCTTTATTATCTATTAGATTAGTTTCAACAGCATAAACATCACTGTCATTTGGTTTAAGAATCATTTTTCTTAAAGGCTCACATTGAGATAAGTCACCCACAGATCCTGCAGCAATAAACATCCCTGTAGTAATTAAACCTGATCTCATGGCTGGGCGCATGTACTCATATGTAGTATCCATCTTAGGAGCAATACCAGCCTCTTCATGAAAGAAGTATTTAACTGGACCCCCTACACCATTTGTAGGATCTTTCTCAAATGACATACCTTGAATAGTACCTTTGAGACCTACCTCAGTCTTTCTATCTCCTTTTCTTACTTCAATCTTTTGCTGCCACATCATTACCTTGTCTGGTGACATAGGTCTATACCATGCGGTATGTTCATTCAGGAAAGCAGCATACTCAGATAAGAACTTCCAAGTACCTTTCTCATTGATATAATCCTTGAGTGATGCACCCATCTTAAGAGTAACCCCTGCTTCAAACCACTGTTGATTGAGTAGTTTACCAGCATGATAATAAGAAGATGCAATCTGACGTTTCTTTAGAATTCCTACATGTTTATAGTTTAACTCTGCTAGTAGTTCATATAGAGCCATATGATACTGTGCATCTCGTATCTTAGCAAATCCAAACTTTTGTAACTCTTTATCAAAGATTGGTAAGAAGTTTAACCACATGTAATATTCTCTTGCAAGAAACCATGTATTAGTACTATCTTTTACAATTATACCTTTTCTGCATTTTTGCTTTTGATCATCCCAATAGTTTATAAAGTCTTTAGATTTGAAGGGGGCTGTGCAATATACTCCATCACTTCTAAACTTGTCTGACTCAGATATAAATATCTTATTAGTAGTGTCGTT